CGTCGATCCATATCAATTTCAGCAACCGCAGTGGCTCCATAGCAGTCTACGGTTGCTCGCAATCCTGGCCCCGCCGCTGGTCGCGACCGCCGAAGCCTCGCAGAAACCTTTTACTTTGTATGGCAGAGACATCGTCGATGCGATGTTAGTTCTTATTCCGCGGCTAATCACGGCAGCACTTGCCGACGGAGATATTCCGCATCGGCAGTTGGTCGAAAGCCTTCTACGCTCTTGCGGCTACGGCGATTTCGCCAACTGCGTAGCAAGGCACAAAGAGAATACGTTGGGTGACGGCGACGCGATAATGACTGAGAGGTGATCCACGACATCGAAACCAGGGAAGCCTACGGACGGCCACCGGGTAGATGCCGCGTTTGAGCTCCTTGATATGACCTGCGACAACATCAAAGAGGCGGTTGAATACAATGGCCTCTACGGTAACGATTTCGACATCCTCGGACTGCTGGTAACGATTTACTGCTGCCGTGCACTCGCGACTGGAGAGGATCGGTAACGAGGGCTTGAGGCGTATTGGCTCCCCGCGATGCACGGTGGGGCAGGGTGACGCGGAAAGTGGATCGGCAATCGGTATTGTTTGGGATGACCCGTCGGAAGATATCTATGACCAGTTTCACACACCGCTCGGCGATGCGTTACCTGGATGGCTGTTGAGCGAACTTGGGGTCCTTGCTGTGCCATCTATTTCCTAGCGGTCGCGGGTAGTCGTCCTTCGGAATGGTGTCGCCCGGCGGTGCATATAGGCCGGCTCGTGCGACACCCGAAAAGTAGCAGCTTGAAACGTTGGGGCGGGCCTGAACTCACGGGTCCGCTCACGGAGGGATTGACTCACGACCGACTAGTCCCAGGAATGATGTTTTTCTGCCCGTTACGTCGGGAACCAATTAGCACGCTGGGTTGATGGGCGCAGGTAGTGCCCCGCGGGTTGCATCCAGCGATTGGCTCGGGCGCCCATTGGATTACTCACGTTGATGTTGGACGCGAGAGATGCGTCGCTCAGACACACAACCTCGCATCCGATTATGATTGTGGGAGCCTCCGCCTCCAGTGCCTGTCGCGCACGCACAACCGGCCAGAGTTATCGTGAGTTGACGGCGCTAATATGCCTGCTGCTGGTATTCCGTATCTTGAAGATGGTTTGAGCTGTGGCCCTATCGGTCGCAATGGCGCGTATCACGCTTCCTGTTGGCTGGGCAAGACGGCGTGTCGCCCGCGATCGAGACGTGGCTATCATTTTCTGGCTGTACCCGGAGTTCGTCGCAAACCGACATGATTCGCGCCGCCGATCGGCCGTGCCACGGTCGATTACACAGGGCACCGATGCTTTCGCATATTGAATCAGCCGCAATTGCCCTATCCCGACCGAGAATGTTATCCATTCGTTTGATGGAACATAAGATGAACGCTGCCGAGATTGGCCATCGACATGATTTTGGAAGGATTGAACCCGGCGCAGCGGCGCGCTGTCGCTTATGGCATTGGCGCGGAGAAGGAAACCACGCCGCCGCTGTTGATCGCGGCAGGGGCAGGAACCGGCAAGACCAAAACGCTGGCGCACCGGGTGGCGCGATTGATCCTTGGCGGCATCGACCCGCGCCGTTTACTGCTGCTGACCTTCACCCGCCGCGCTGCGCTCGAAATGACCCGCCGGGCACAGCGGATACTCGCTGCGAACCGAGGCGGAGCGACGATCGGCGCTGAAGCAGCATTATTGCCTTGGTCGGGCACATTTCATTCGATCGGCAATCGGCTATTGCGCCAGTATGCAGCTACCCTGGCGCTGAACCCCGCCTTCACCGTGCTCGACCGTGCCGACAGCGCCGATCTGATGGATCTCGTGCGCAGCGATCTCGGCCTCGCCCGCGCCCGCTCTCGATTTCCGAAAAAGGGTACATGTCTGGCGATCTATTCTTACACGGTCAATGCCGGCTGCCCAATCGCATGGACTTTGGCCGATTCCTACCCATGGTGCGACGAATGGGAAGCCGAGCTGAAACGGCTTTTTGCCGGGTATGTCGCTGCCAAACAGCACGACGATGTCCTCGATTACGACGATCTGCTGCTGTACTGGCGCGAGGCCGCCCGGACGCCCGCCATCGCCGCACAGATGCGGGGGAAATTCGACCACATCTTGGTCGACGAGTATCAGGACACCAACCGGCTGCAAGCCGATATCCTGCTGGCGCTGGCACCCGATGGAACGGGGCTCACCGTGGTCGGCGACGATGCTCAGTCGATCTACGGGTTTCGCGCCGCGACGGTGCGCAACATCCTCGATTTTCCGGGTCAGTTCTCCCCGCCGGCCGTGGTGATCGCGCTGGAGCACAACTATCGCTCGACGCAACCGATCCTCGACGCGGCGAATGCCGTCATGGCTCGTGCCAGTGAAGGTTTCACCAAGACGCTGACCTCGTCAAAGCCATCTGCCGAGTTGCCCTATCTAATCACCGTGGAGGACGAGGCCACAGAGGCCGTCTATGTTGCCGACCAGGTGTTGGAGCAACGGGAAGCGGGGATCGAATTGCGCCATCAGGCGGTGTTGTTTCGCGCCTCGCACCACAGCGCTCGGCTAGAGATTGAGTTGGCTCGCCGTAATATCCCGTTCGTCAAATATGGCGGGCTCAAATTCATCGAGGCGGCGCATGTCAAGGATCTCCTGGCGATCCTGCGCTGGGCGGAAAACCCGCGCGACGCGATCGCCGGGTTCCGCGCATTGCAATTGCTGCCGGGGATTGGGCCGGTCAGCGCCAAGAAGGCAATCGCATATCTCGACGAGCACTGCTTCGACCTGGCTGAGCTTGCCGGCTTCGTGCCGCCTGCCGCGGCGGCGCTGTCCTGGCCAGAGTTCTGCCGCTAACTGCGGCATTTGCGCAATTCTGCGACCGCCTGGGCCGGGCAGATCGGTGCTGTGCGGGCGTGGTATCAACCACATCTCGAACGGCTCTACGACTACCCGACCGCGCGTGCCGGCGACCTCGAACAGCTCGAGCAGATTGCCATGAGCCAGCCTAGCCGCGAACGCTTTCTCTCCGAATTGACCCTCGAACCGCCCGATAGAAGTGGCGCGGAGGCCGGCCGTCCCAGCCTCGACGAGGATAACCTGATCCTGTCGACGATCCATTCGGCCAAGGGCCAGGAATGGCACGCGGTCTATGTGTTAAATCTCGTCGACGGCTGCATCCCCTCCGACATGGCCACCGGCAAGCCGGCGCAGATCGAGGAAGAGCGTCGCCTGCTGTACGTCGCGATGACCCGCGCGAAGCAACACCTCTACCTGATCCAGCCGCTCAAGTTTTTCCGAACCCAGCAGCATCGCTTCGGCAATGGCCACATGCTCGTTCCGCGTTCTCGCTTTCTAACCGACGACATGCTGACGCTCTTTACCCGGACGGCCGCGCCGACACCGGAGGCTGCTGCCGATATGCCGGCGCCGCAGTCGGCGGTCAGTATCGATGTCGGAGCGCGGCTGCGTGGCATGTGGGGTTAATTGTGAGCGAGGGCTGTTCATCTGGACGTCCCGCACACCAGCCATTTGCGTCTATCTCCGGGTTGGCGGGACACCGCATGTCGGAGTGCGCGAGTGGCGCTGGCCGCGTGTCGGCAGGATAAAGTTCTCGCACCTGCAGTTCGACAGCACCGTCTATGACTGGCAGGGCGCGCAGATCGCGCTGATCTGTTTCGACGAGGTGACGCATTTCACCGCGCATCAGTTCTTCTACATGGTCAGCCGCAACCGCTCGACCTGCGGCGTGCGGCCCTACATTCGCGCCACCTGCAACCCCGATGCCGACAGCTGGGTCGCCGACTTCCTGGGGTGGTGGATCAACCCGTAGAGCGGGCTGCCGCTCGCCGAGCGCGCCGGTGTGCTGCGTTATTACGTCCGCGTCGCGGAGGAGACCATCTGGGCCGATCGGCCCGAGGAGTCGGTGCAATACCTCCCGCAGCCGGAGGACTTGCCACCGAGCGTCGAGCCGCCGCGGCCGATCAGCGTCACGTTTATCCCCGCGACCGTGTTCAACAACCCCATTCTGCTGCGAGCCAACCCCGAGTACTACGCGTGGCTGCTGTCATTGCCGACGCTCGAGCGCGAGCGGCTGCTCGGCGACAACTGGAAGATCCGCCCGGCCGCCGGGCTCTATTTCAAGCGCGAATGGTGCGCCATCGTCGACGAGGTCCCGGCCGATCTCGATATCGTGCGCTATTGGGACCTCGCCGCCACCGAAAAGACCGAGCGCAACGATCCCGATTGGACGGTCGGGATCAAGCTCGGCCGCGACAAGTCAGGCGGCTACTACTTGGCGTGCACGTATATTAAATGGGAGGGCTTATGCACGAGGGTCCGGTCCGTCTAAATGTTGTGTACAAAACAAGAACATCAGCGTAGGGTTAACACCTCGTGCGGATATAATGAAGAAGATTTTCGGCACCCGATGGCGCACGGCGAGGCGTTCTAGGAGCCCATCGCTCCGACCGCTGACCGGATCGGTGGCACCCATCTCATTGAATG